ACGTTGAATTGTTTTTCATAGCGTTTCACAAGTTCCTCTGAAAAATATTTTAAACGATCATACACATTGTTATACATATTTCTATCCTTTCAATATCAAGCCTACTGTCAAATGTAAAAAATCTAAATCATCTTTTATTGTTTTTAATACCCTCTCATTAGTTGCAAAATCGATTGACTGAAGAAACTTTTCCGAAGGTTCAAATAGTCCTTGTAATCCCATACTTAATACTTCTGTTGCGTTGGGATATTCCTTCCCAATATAAGGAGAAATGAAACTATCTTTTTTTGTTACTTCTGTTGTTCTATAATTAAAATTCGGAAAAATCTTTTTTAAACTGATAGGTTGCTCTCCAGCAGTACGGTTATTAACCCATTCTTTTTCAATTCGTAATACATTAGGATTTGCCCATTCAATCAAATGTCCTATTTCATGATATGGAGTAACTTTTCTTGTTCCCTCTGTGGCTATGGTTAAATATCCATCTTTATAGTCAAGGTATTTTGTGTCATACGCATTTCCTTTTGAATTAACCGCCCCTCGAATAAAAAAGCCACGTCCGGATTTTCTTGCTAATATTTTTCTATTATGCTTTTCAGGGATTTTCGACCATTCTTTTGGATAATATGAAAAAGCTTCCTCTAACCCATCTTTAACGACTTTTGAAGAACCTTTCGCCCAAGAATCGTTAGAAACTGAACCGCCCATCTCTCTAAAATTTGAAAAAATCGATTTCAGTTTATCTTTATCGCCGATATGATTAACGATATCGAAATGATTTGAAACTTGTTTTCCTATTTCAATTATATCATTCGATGTTGCTTTATTTAAATCAATTTTGCTCAAAGCGTCTTTTATCTCTTGTAATTTATATCCTTCAATTCTTTGTCGAGTCTGAACCGCTTCGTCCTCCGAACTCCATTTTTTGCTCCACACGTTTTGCTTTTTTCCATCTCCTGGATGATAGTCCAATGTGCAAGTGCATCTATCATGCCGTCTAAACACATCCTTGTTAACACCCGGATACGTGTAAACACCAGCTAATTTACTACACCAAGCGCAACAATTACCGTCAGTTGTTCGAACAATCTTTGGTTTTAATCCAGATTTAAAATGGAAATTTGCGTTTACTTTGATGTGATTATCTACAATGTTTTGACTAAAGTTAACGATAGGTTCTTTAAGAATCCATGACACATCGTCGAATTTTTCCTCGTATGACAATCGATTTACTAGTCCATTAATTCTTTCTTGGTTTATTGGAGTCTGGATGGATTTCAACCCAATACCAGCCTCCTTGTTTAAAATCTCTTGAACCTGCTTAGCGTATGTACTTACCATCTTGTGGTTAGTATCTAACGTTTCATTCAAAATACGACTAGCGATGTTAAAATGCATCTTTCCATCAGGAAGAATCGAGCCCCTAATATTAGTTTGAAGTGCCTCAGATAGAATTTGTCCTAATTTAGTCGCAAATTCGTGAGCGTCTATAAAATCAGCTTTACCACTTCTAACAAGAATTAGTAATCTCTCTAATTCAGCGCTCTTTTCAGCTTTGCCAAAAAAATCTGCTTTAATTTTATCAAGAAGTTCAGGTACAATGTCATATTCATACGAAATATCATAATTATTCATTGTCTTTACCTTCAACCTTAGTATTATTCAACATGGATTCAGCTTCTTTTTCACTCATTCCTGTTGAAGCGAGCAATGCTATACCATTTTCTTTTGAAAGTACACCTTTCTGGTAATTGCTTAATAGTGAAGTTATTTCATAAGTTGAAATAATCCTATTCTTTTGCTTGTCAGAAGCGTCATCAGTAACTTTCACTTTTTGCTCTTGTGTTTCTTGAACTGGTTTTGCTTCCATATTTCCTTTGATACCAGTCAAATCGCGAATTGTTTCTGCTGTGATATATCCTGGTAGTACCTGGTTTACTTTAATTGCACCGTCACCAAGCATAGTTAATGTGGATGCGTCTGCTTCAAATAATGGTTCCCATTTAACTTCTGCTTTCATAAATTCCTTACGCATGTATCTGAAATCATCACGCAAGCAAACCGCTACATAAGCTACATTTAGCAAACCAGACCCAATAGAACGATGTGCAGCCTTCCCAGCGAGCCTTAAGTTCTCATGACTTGCTTTAATGGCCTCAACACTAGATGGATTATCAGAAGAAAATCCTAAGTCATCCATAGTTAATCCCGTTTCTCCTGCAAATCCAGAAGCCGCCATTTTTAATTGCTCAACGAACGGAGTCATGCTTGCAGTAGTAAACTGTCCAACAGACGGTTTATCACCATCATCGTCCTTTGTGAACATAATAAAGCTTGAAATAGTTGCTTTTAGGCTTTCTACCGATTCTGCGTCTTGGCTAACCCCTAGAGCATATTTTTGAGGGAATGAGTAAAATTCAGCAGTAATCTCTGAACGCTCAATTGTTCTCTGAGCTGTTTTTTGATAAGAAATTCCAGATTTAGTAATGCGCGAGCGTCCAAACGGTCTACTTGCATCAGGTCTATGAATAATAGGCACTAATAATGGAATTCCTGTTAGATTTTCGATTGAGTACGGCTCTTCTCCTTTTGGATAAAATATCGTTTCGTTTGGAGTGAAATACGCTTCTAGCAACGGTTTCTCATAATCATCTCTTTTGAGTACAGCGTATCCTTCCGTTAACAAATTAGTAATTGGATCTATAATCCCTGTTGCATTACTTGCCTCAATCACTTGTAATCTAGGCATTCCCTCTTCGTCCTTAGAAACGTAGATAAAGCAACATGACCCAATTAATGCGGATAAAATCGCTGAATCGAAAAAGATATCTGGATTGTTATACTGGAAGATGTCGTTGATTTTAAAATTATCGTTCGCAAATTCCCTGAAAATCAATCTGTCGGCTAAGCTATCCACAGCTTTTGTTGCCCATCCTAGTACAGCCTTATATTTATCCCTAATTTGAGCAGGAATAGTAATTCCGTCTGTATTATCAAATTTTTCCATAGAATAGTACTTATATCGCGTTTGAACTCCAGTGCGATATCCGTCTAACTTCCTACGGAGATATGCTTTACCTTTCAATTCCATGTTTATTCTCCTTTTTTGAATTTTGGCGCGAGAAAATATGTACAATACTGCCTGGGAGGTCGCCCAAGCCAAAGGGTAGGTTCCCCTCCCCCCATATCACTCAGGACTATCACTCAGGTTTGTAATTTGCCCAATCTCTTGTTTGTGGCAAATTGCGGTTCCCTAGGACTTGTTTTACTTCACGCGCTTGATTAAATAACTTATCTGATTTTTGCCTGTTGCATGTCCAGTGAGCGAGTTGTAGGTTCTCAATGTCGCTTGGATGTCCACCTTTGTTGATTGGAACAATGTGATCTATTACTGCTGACAGAGGATGTGGATACTTAAGTTTGAAGTCTACAGGCTTTCCGCAAATTCCACAGACGTTTTGTGTCTTGAATATCTTCTTCTTATTCTTCTCGAAGGCTACTCGATGTGGTCCAATCCTATCTGGTCTTACCATTTCAATTCATCCTTTATTTAAATTTTATGTAGCAGGGTCGTTTTAACCCTCCGGGGGTTTAATTGTATGGGGGTATTTTTATTATCACACCGCCATTTTTAAAGGGGTGGGGGTATTAAATATTCAAGGGTACGGGGGTATTCTTGAATTTATCATATCTTATATTGTGTTAAATTCGAGCAACGCTCGAAACTATTGATTTAATAATGTTTATTTAACTTTTATTTTTTGAATTTACAAATTCTCAATATGTTAAATTAGACGGCTCTACAAGTAGAAATCGTCCATTGATTTATCCTGTTGGTCTTGCTGGATTCCGATGTATCGAAGTGTGATATCCGGACTTGCATGGTTGAATAGAACCATCAACATGGCTACATCTTTATTGTTTTTATAGTGATGGTAACCAAAAGTTTTGCGCATCGTATGTGTTCCAACATTCTCGATTCCAATATCTTCTGCTGCAGCTTTGAGAATGTAATAAGCAGCTTCACGAGTGATTGCTTTATTCTTTCCCTTTCTGCTTTTAAATAAATAGTCATGTGGGTTCATGTCTTTGATGTACTCTTGTACTTCTTTACGGAAAGACCTGTTCATCTTTCTTTTGAGAATCTTACCTGTCTTTAACTCTCTGATGTTCACATACTGTCCTTGAACATCCTTAGCTTTTAATTTGATAATGTCACTGATTCTTAATCCAAGATTAATTCCAAATACGAACAGCATGTAATTACGTTCGTTCCATTCTTTTAAATAATCTTTCATAGCCTGGATGTCATCAGAATCGCGAATAGGTTCTACGAAGTTCATACTGTTTCCTTTCTAAAAACTAAAGAGCGTACTCATCAGCACGCTCTTTGACAGTTTTTGTTGGTTTATTGGGGAATTGCCGTGAGCGGAGTCGAACCACTCTATATCCAATACGGCACTTGTTAACAGTCGTCCATGCTGCTAACTTGGATACACCTTTTTCAGGACTGGCTTAGATAAAGCTGTTTCCGCAACTTCATCTTTATTTACCTACTTTTTCTACATTAACATTATAACTTATTTCTACATTGTTAAACTTTCAAATTACTTTCAAAGTTCTCCCAAGAAAGAAAACAAATCTTCTATATTCTTTCCTTTCTCGTACTTTAAGAATGAGCCTCCATCATAATAATGCGCAAATTCTATCATTGCTTTATCCAACAATCTGTAGAATTCAGTCGATGAATATCCTAAGTCCATATATATAGCAATGTCACTCACATTACTCTTAACATACTTCTCAATCAGAACCTGTCGATAATACGGATCACGTATCTTATTAATAGCTTGCTCTATCTTATCCATGTAGCTTCTGGCTGTTTCTTGTCTAACTATATGTTCTTCGATAGGATTGTGCACAGTTCCTGTGTAACTTCTAGGCTCGAATGAGAACACTGCTGTAATCTTGCTTACATAATTCTCTCCTGCAATCTTCTTGAGAGTCTTGTAATGTTCTAAGACTTCTGCTACTCCTTTAATCGTGGCCTTAGTATCTAGCTTCATCTAACTCCTCCCTTAGAACGGCAAGTCATCCTCGCTGAATTCGATTGGTTCAGCTTCATTGCTATTGAATATAGGTTGATTGTTTCTAGATTCTGTTACTTTCTTTGATTCTAGTAATGAGAAATTCTCAGCAACTACTTCTGTGATGTATTTTTTGACGCCGTCTTTCTCATAGCTTCGTGTTTGGATTCGTCCTTCGATTCCAACTAATGAACCTTTGTTTGTGAACTTGATAAAGTTTTCTGCAGCAGTAGACCACATTAAACAATTAATGAAATCTGATTCGTATTCACCGTTTTGGTTTTTGAATTTCTTTTGCACTGCTACACTGAACTGTGTGTACTTAGTGCCGTTTGTCGTATATTTTAGTTCCGGTCTTTTTGTCAATCTGCCTACTAACACAACGTTATTAATCATTTACTTACCTCCAAATATTTCTCGTGTTCTTTCAAATCGCCTTTAAGAATTCTACTTACTCGTTTGAATTCTTTAATCGCTTGAGACCTCATAGGTTTAATTCCGTCCTTACGAGCCTCGTCTGTTTCTGGGATATAATAACCAGTTCTGCCGTTTCGTTCTCCGATGATCACAATTCCGTATCGATTAACTAACGTATCAATTACTTTCTTAACTCTACGTTCCGATAGCTTAGTAATACTTGAAATGTCCACTCGGTTAATCCGTCGAGTATCGCTTATTGGAATTAGTCTTAATACCATTCGTTCTTCTGGACTCATTCTTTCCATTATCCAAGCTCCTTTAATTCTAGTAATCTATCTAAGTTGTAACCTACCCAGGCATTATCAAAATTTTTATCTAATGTAACAACTGGCATGCTTTGGAATCCAAGCGATTTAATTTCTTCTAATGCTTCCGGATTTTCAATCACATCCACTGTATCGTATGGAATTTTATTTTGATCTAGCCAAATTTTAGTCATCTCACATTGGATGCAATTTGGTTTAGAATAAACTGTTAACATCGAAGTCCTCCTTATTGACCGATAAGCCTACAAAACTGCTGGTATTAAAAAACGCCTTTTTCTTCTTACCGTCCTGCACACTTATATAATTGAATTTTATAAGGCCATTCACATATGATACTGATTCAAAATCAGTCACATTTTCAAATACCAGTTCTTCCCCATTTTCTAAATATAAAGTTAGTTCCATAGTTTTTTCTCCTCATCTATAAATAATTTTTTATCCTCTCATGTTCTCCTGGATTGACATCACAATCCCTGCGATTGAACCAATTAATGATAGAATTGACATAATTGCTACGTATGTCAGTAATGGCAGCATGGCTGCAACCCAAGTGATTGGAACTCCAAATAATTTAATAATTACTAAGAATATGCTTAAACTTAACACTGCTCCAAATATATATTTTAGTAGTTCTCTTATTTCTTCCATCTACTCACCTTCCACAAACAATTCTTTGATTTCATCCCCAAATAATTCGATAGCACGTTGGGCGTCTTTTTCATTTTTGAAATAGCCGAAAAGCGGGAATGTTTCATAAAAATAAATATCGTTACATAAAATATCATCCGTCATATTCGATTTGTATAAATAATACTTTGCTTCATTTTTATTCCAATTTATTTGCCAATCCCCATTGCATTCGTCTCTGAACGATCTGAATCGTGTCAGTAGATTTCTGCGTCTTGATTCTAGTTTGGCTGCTTTTTTAGTGGGGAAGATGTTACCTTGGTTAAATGTTTTTTTATTAGAATCACAATTATTCCAAAAAACATATTTAACTGAACCTTTAGGATAAACAATATAAAATCTATCTCCATCTTTATACGGGCATTTCATTTCCCACGTATCCTCTTCCTTAGGTACTTTAATATCAGATAACGCTTTTGATATTTCACCAGCGAATACATTTGCTGTTTCAGCAGCTAATTTAGTCATGAAATTACGAAAATAATTTGCCGTTTTCACTAACTCGTCCGACGTTTTTTTATCTTTCATTTTTGTTCTCCTTCTACTGTCTTGAGTGCTGATTTAAATCCAACCAAAAACGCAAAGCGTTCATCGTAACTCATTTCTTGTAACTGCCCATAATTGATATCTTCTTGGAACTGTTTTAACGCTCTGTCATACATCAACATATCCTTGTATTTACAATGAGCCACAATCAAGTAATGAACATCGTCTTTTAATT